CAGGTATGTTTGGTGGTGCTTTGTTCTCTGCTATGCATGGTTCCTTGGTCACATCCTCACTCATCCGTGAGACTACTGGACTAGATTCACAGAACTATGGATACAAATTCGGACAAGAAGAAGAAACATACAACATTGTTGCAGCTCATGGATACTTTGGAAGACTTATCTTCCAGTATGCTAGCTTTAATAATAGTCGTAGTCTTCACTTTTTCCTTGCTTCGTGGCCTGTAATCTGTGTATGGTTAACCTCAATGGGTATCTGCACAATGGCATTCAACCTTAATGGTTTCAACTTCAACCAGTCTGTGGTAGACGCATCTGGTAAGGTTGTTCCTACATGGGGAGATGTTCTTAACAGAGCAAACCTTGGTATGGAAGTTATGCATGAAAGAAATGCACACAACTTCCCTCTAGACTTGGCTGCTGCTGAGACTAGTGAGGTAGCACTTGTAGCACCTGCTATAGGTTAAGCTTGATTTAAAACTGAATATTTGTTAGGATATGGAGGGATTAAAAGTCCCTCCATTTTTTATGGAAACTAAATAAAAACTGTTCAAGGAAAACATATGCACGGAGATTTAGAACCAGAAGAGCACCATTGGCCTGAGCCTGCTCATGTAAATGATCTATGGGAAGACATGGATAGATTGAATGCCTTGTATGAGGAAATGATGTGGCCTCATGATGATGTAATAGAGTTTATTCCAGACCATGCAAAGAGTAGAATTATTATTAGAAACAGATCTATGGAAGAAAGGAGGGCAGAAGGTGAACAATAATTTTACTGTTTATTCTAAAGATGGATGTCCTTATTGCGCAAAAGTAGTTCAGGTGTTAGAGTTAGCAAAGTTAAATCATCGAGTTTATAAACTAGGTGAGGACTTTGATAAGCAAAGTTTTTATGGTCAGTTTGGCCAAGGCTCTACTTTTCCTCAAGTAGTAATGGATCACCAGAATATTGGTGGATGTACAGAAACTGTTCAGTATTTAAAGGAGAAACAATTAGTCTAATGAAAGACGATTTTGAAAATGTATATGATATGGTAGAACATGCTATTGAGTATGCTTTCGAGGGTAAGATGCAACTTAAGTTCTATGATTATCTTAAGTATCGTAAGACTAGGAAGGCAGAGATAGATTCTTTTGTGGAGAGTTCTACTGCTGCTGAAATATCTGATCAAGTATTAGAACTTGAACAATACATTGAAGGAGGTGCTGATAACAATCATAAACAATTAAGGGAGGCATATGGTCACATTCCTAAACCTCAAGCAAGAAAAATAAAAGCATATTTGTATAGTATATTGGAGGATGCATGGAGGTATCAACGTGACAGAAGACCAGGAAGAAGAAAAAAAGTCTCTAAATAATGACAAACCTGAGATCAATCGGGGTGTAGAGTTATTACTAAGAAGGAGGACCAAACCAGAGGAACCAGAAAAACCTAAAACTTTTCAAGTAAAATTTGGAAATCTAATTGCTCTATGGAATAGGGAGATTGTATTTCACTTAAATTTTTACTTTGATATTAGAAAAAAATAAACTCACTGGAGGAGTGCCATGTCTGAAACACTTGTAGTAACATTGACACTTATGACAGTAATGTCATTTCTTGCAATTTTGGTAGGAGGTATGATAGGATGGATGGCAAGACAACATTCATATGAAACAACTCCACAAGTAGTTTATTCGCATCCAGAAATGTTTGATGCAAATGGGAACCTAGTTCCTGATGAAATTTTAGCCTTAAGAATTGAAAACCATGACAGAGAACTCGATGATGACGACGACGGGGAGTCCTAGAACTAAGAAGCCTAGGAAACCAAGGAAGACAGCAACTAAGACTAAGAAGCTTCCTTCTAATCCCTTTATGAATGAGATACTTGAATTGGTATCTGAGCAGAAGACTGATGCAAAGAAAGTTGCTATACTAAAAGAGTATGAATGTGATGCATTGAAGAGTCTTTTCATTTGGAATTTTGATGACTCAATTATTTCTCTTTTACCTGAAGGAAATGTTCCTTACAAACCTAATGAGAACCCATTGGGTACAGATCATTCTTCTTTGCGTAGAGAGCAAAGAAATCTTTATATGTTTGTGAAGGGTGGTAATGATGCTCTATCTACAATTAGAAGAGAGACTATCTTTATTCAGATGCTAGAAGGTCTTCATCCTAAAGAGGCAGACATTGTTATTGCTGTAAAAGATAAGGCATTGGAAGATGTGTATGATGTTCCTTTTGAAGTAGTGGAAGAAGCATACCCAGATATTGAGTGGGGTGGGAGGTCATAATGTCTTTAAATATTATTCATGAGAAGTGTGAGAAGACAGCAGCAGATGATAAGACATTGCCTCGCAATGCTTATCTTGTGACCTATGTTGAGAAAGAAAAGGTAACATATGATATAGTAATGGCTGATAGTAAGGTAGATGTATTTGATGAGTATTGGGATAAGTATAAGGAAGGATTGCAGAAGATAGATTTTGCTCAAGGTAATGTTAAACCTTCTCTATGGAATAGGAAACCAATTCCACCTGAAAAGAAAGTGAAGAGGAAAAAGAAATGAAGGATGAAGAACTGAAAGCTCAGATTAATGACATCATTGAAGGTGAGATTCAGAACGGTATCAATGATTATCTAGAGTCGCAGGATGAAAAGGAAGATACTGGAGTGGGATTTGTTGAAGGTGAGGATAAGAAATTAAATGTTAAGGTACATCAGGATGCAGTGGATAAACTTATCAAAGAGTATAAGCAGATTAAAAAATTTAGAAAGTCTAATTTGGGTCAAGTAAAGAAGATGGGTTTAGTTGATAAGCATGGGAGGCCATTAGATGGATAAGATTGATACACAAGGGATGAGTGGTCCTGTTGATTCTAATTACAAAGGACCAGTAAGGATACAACCACATAAACCTTGGGAGATTACCCCAAGAAGATGTCACACTCATCAAATGGTTAAGGAGTTAAAGATACTTATTAATGAAGTATTGGATGAGAGAGAAGGTAAGACTGGTGTATCATATTTTGATACAGAACACTTCAAACATTATGTTGGAGAAGAAGAGCCAGAATATAAACCTTGGTCACACTATTCACCTTACAGATTAGATGAGTTGCAAGAATGAGTAAAGATTATTCCTATCTAGAGGCAAATGCTGGTGGTGAAGTAGATCATCAAGGGTGGCCTAAGAAACCACCTATTTCAGATAGAGAATGTATCTACAAGTGTTTAGAAAACTGCGCGCAATTGTCAGGGTTAGATAAAAATCAAGTGCAAAGATTAATGAAAGAGTTTAAAGTAGAGAAAACTTTAGAACAAATTCAATCTGAGTATCCACCATTATGAGATTAGGAGTCATGTGTTCTGGGAACGGAACAAACTTTGAGAATATTCTAAGAACTTGTTGGCACGATGAAGTTGTGTTAATGATTCATAATAAGAAAAAATGTGGTGCTTTAAAGAGAGCAGCAAAATTTGGTATAAATCATTGCTATGTTAATTCCAAAGATGAAGATCAAATGGTTAAATTATTTGAAGTATATAAGGTAGATCTTATAGTTCTTGCAGGATATATGAGAGTGATTAAAAATCCTGCTGCTTTCCCTGCTCCTATGATAAATGTTCATCCATCATTACTTCCTAAGTATAAAGGATTACATGCAGTAGAACAGGCAATGGAAGCAGGTGAAGAATACACTGGGTGTACTGTTCATTATGTTAATGAAGAATTAGATGGAGGAGAAATAATACTTCAAAAAGAAGTGCCCATTCTTGCTGATGATACTGTAGAATCATTAACAAAAGCAATCCAAAGAATGGAGTATGCTATTTTACCAGCGGCTATTGAAAATGTTAAGCAACAATTATTACAACAAGTTAGTTGATATCTGCTGTAGAGTGGTATCAACTGATGGAGAGGTGACTCTTGAAGAAAGAATCTGGATGACCAAGTTGAAGGAGAATAATAGACATGCAGAGAAGGTAGTTAAGGGATTTGGTATCAAATAATACATTCCTACTTGACTATATAATATAAGTGTGTTAGTATTAACACAACGTTCATCTCTTAGGAGACGCAAGTAAGTCACGGAACGGATCGTTCATCCCTTAGGGGACGCACATGACTAAAGGAACGGGGCTAAAAATCCAATTACTTTAGGAGTAACACAATGGCACAAGTCACTTACCGTGGAGTCAAGTATGACTCTGACGACTACAACAAGAAAGTTCTTGCTGAAGCAGCACAGAACAGAAACTTTGATCTCATGTATCGTGGTATCAAAGTGAAGAGCAAGGCAGTTCCTTGCAGTTAATATAAAGGGGGTTTACATACCCCCTTTTTTAATATATAATTGTAGTTAAGAGAAAATGTATGGCACTTCACATGAGAGACCAATTGATTAGAGCAGTGCTTGCTCATGCTCATGGAGAGATAGAAAAGCATAAAGCAAATGTCAATGTATATCTTGAGCATCCAGCAGGTATAGGGGAGCATTCAGATATCACAGAGGCAATTCAATGTGAGTTGGATAAGATTGCTAGGTATCATGATCAAGTAGAAGTCATTGAAAAATATTTTAAATAATGGAAAGAGAAAAACTAAAACTTATAGTTAAGAATCTTAAGTTGCTAGTTGATTCTCTTGAGTCTGAAGTATATTCTGATGTGTCAGCATATAAATA